GGTACAGCGTGTGACATTATGGGCAATCAATATAACGACCAGTTCCAATCTTAGTAGATCCAACTGTGGTAAGTGCTTCAGTATCTAGGCATCTAAAAGATGGTAATAGTTTAGCACCATATCCACCACCACCAACGATTACAATCTCAGGGAATTTTTCAAATGTTAATTGTCTATCTAAAATTCTAGCGCCAACGACAAATCCATTTTCGTTGATAATTGCTTCCGCAACACCAAGTTCACCATTTATATACATATCAGGTTCTGATGTGTATCCAATTCCAGGTCGGATTATAGTAAATGCATCAATGATACAGCGAACACCAGATTCATTAGCAAGATTTAATTTATAACCATATCCAGGTGCTTTAACACGAATTTCTGTAATAAATCCATCTTGGTCTAGTAAAGGAGTAGCTACAGCACCAATTCCTTCACCACCAATGAAGACATATGGTGGTTCTGCCCAAGGATCTCCAGGTTGACTGATAGGTATTTCAATAATTCCTCCATTATCATCCGTAATAATATTTTCAGAAATAACTTCAGGAATAATAAATTCGTCTGTAGTTGTTTCTATAGTATCACCTAATCCATCATCCTCTGGTGGATCATTATTAATTTTTTCTTCAAGTGGTAACACTATCACATTTGTAGTAGCACCAGTTCCATTTACAGTGAATATAATTAACTCTTCTTCTTCATCATCCAAAGAGTCTTCTGAAATTCCAATCACTACTTTTGCAGTATTATTAATGACAACAAAAGAATCAGATGTTTTTCCACTAATAATATCATTAGAGTCAATATCCCCTGTTAACGTATAGTATGCATATGTGCCATTTTCTACGTTTTTGGTAGTGATTGTATACTCTACAAAATCACCCTCATTAACAGATACTTTGTCAGCAACTACTTCATACGAAGGTAATGTGTCATCAGAAGGTGGTGTAGTATCATCAGAAGGTGGTGTAGTATCATCAGAAGGAGGAGTAGGGATATCTGCCACTACGTCAGGTGGGAAAACATCCGGTAACTCTGTAATTGGATTTATTGGTTTTGGATAATATGGAGTTCCCGGTTCTTTTACATTACGTTCCGTAATTACACACCTACCAACATTTTTTATAAACGTAGATATAACACGACTACCTCCACCAGGAGAATTTTGCTTTAAAATGACATAGAAATCTTCGTCACCTTCTTTTTCTGGCGAACTAAACGTTTTAATTGTAATATTTTTTACAGTTTCTCCTGGAGCAAATCCAAGAATGCTACTATCAGGTAAATAATCTTGATCTGGAGTAGCAGTTCCTTTCTTAGATGTTCTATAAGTCACAGATGAAGCAGATTCAATAAATCCAGTCCTAGTTACTTGGAATACAGCATCAAATCCTTCCTCAACAGTAATATCAGATATCGTATAAACAATTTTTGGTGATACCCCGCCTTTAGATGATACAGTTGATTTATTACTATAACGAGGAACTCCACCAGTAAATCCAACTGTTGTAATTGATAATGGTTTCCCAGTATAAGCATCCGCACATGTATACTGACTAGAGTCAGATCCGGTAGCAGGGAACAAATTATCAATATTGGAGAGAAGATCATCTAAGAAATCATCTCCATCTTTGTTTTCTTTATTCTTTTTCTCTCCATCTGTACAAATTTGCTTATATCCAGCACATTCGTTACTAGGTCCAGAACAAGAAATGCCAAGTAAATTCAATACAAAATTAATTGCTCCACCTAAAATATTAAGTGGTCCAGCAATAGCACCAAGAATATCCTGAATAGGTCCAAGGATACTGCTGAGTACAGTCTCCATTAAGGAATTGATTTTTGATAGAATGCCATTTACTAATGTGTCTATTTGACATGCTGCGGCACGATAAACCTGATTAATTTGACCCATTAAAACGTTTGTCAACCATTCTGCCAAACGATCTCCAAGATCTGCCATTTTACATCCAAGATCTTTAAGGAGATTATTGAACCATTCTGTAACTGGAGTAAGAGCGTTTCCAGTTTCATTTGGATATAATACTGCTTTAATTAGATCCTTAACTGCATTAGTGAGTTTCTCAAGCACAAAACCCTTTACTTTTGCGACAAAGTGTCGGATAACGCTCATAATTTTGTTAACATATTTTCTTGCTATGCCAACACCACTATTGATTGTCCCACTAATAGGACTAATTAAATACGTGCCAATATTACCGCCATTTTTCTGAATTTCATTTAAAAATTCACCAAGTAAAATTTTGGTTTTGTCTGTTAAATTTTGTTTGTCACATTTTTCTGCTACAGATTGACACCATTTTTCATCATCCCGACCTTTCAGCATTCTTGGAGGTATTGGGACTGTATCATCACCATTTGGCAAAGCACCAGTTGTTTTGTTTGCTTCTCCTTCTCCACCTTCCTGATTTTCTGGTGCTGGTTGTCCGTCTGTAACAGGATTTACTGGATTATTAACTGTATTATTGACTGTTCCAAAAGCTGTACTAGAATTAGGTCTCTCACTCTTAGTGATAGTTGTAGCACCAGGAGTTTGACCAATAGAACCCATAATAATGGGTTTCTGCTTTAAGTTGTCTAAGTAAAAACCAACAACCCAGCATCCCTTAATAAGTTGTGGATGTGCTCCACCAACATTACCAGGCATGAAGGGTACATTGACTGGCATCATCACATTTGCCCACGGCAAGTCTTTCGTATCAAGGATCTCCTTACTTTGAGGATGATCACCTACGATACGAACCTTGAAACGATATCCGCCTTTATTCGTTTTTTCTTCTCTAGCGGTAGTTTCGACTTGCCCAACCCACCAATTGAAACCATCGGATCCAATGCGCTGAGTAGGAATCAACTGTGATAATAGTTGGTCCATATTAATTAATCATCGTAAATTAAACATTCTAATTCTGATGGATTTTGATCGCAATAAAGTTCGAGTGCAGTTGGATCGTGATGATCTCCTCCCTCAATTTCTTCTTTGTGGTTTTCTGCATAAACTTCAAGTTCATGAAGTTCACCTTCAATATGACGACGTTGGTTAGGAGAAGTCATAGGATTGTCAAGGATCTCTTTGTCCTTAGCAATATGTGCTTCGATGTTTTCCATAAGTAATTTTTTCTACGTTTTTATTTAGTGCCGTGGTTTGATGGTCTATCTTTGAGACCGTATGAATCTCTCATGAGTCTGAGAGTTGTTGTGAATCTACCATTAGTTCCGACTGTAGTATCATATGTGTGGGTTGCCTCGTTAATTAAATAAGTTCCACTAGATTCTATGTCATATTGATCTTTTTTTGCTTCAGCATTTGGGAGTTTACTTGATAACCTAATATCAATTTTATCACCCGCACAAATATCAGGATTTCCAGGAATTACTATAGTACATACTTGGTTCTTCAATAACTGATATCTCGCAAGAGATTGTGCGGCATAAAATTTCTGCCAATCAGCAAACTTAGTTGGAGCTGTACTACCATCTTTTGGATCCGGTGAAGCAGGAGTTTTTTCGTTATACCATGATTCATGATCTAAGTAGATAGACATAATTCTACTCGGATAATCAGATAATTCAACCTGATTTGAGGGAATCAAAGTAATTCCTTCTTGTCCACCTAAGTGTGCCATATTATCATAACTGTCTTTAATCTTGTAAACATACTCTTCATACTGTCCAGTAGAGTGATTAAAGAACACTACCATAGAAGAATATTTACCTCTACGTAATGACGACATTAAATCAAGTTCGGATCCAAAAGTAGATTGATATACCACAAACCTATCGTCTGCTCCATCACCTTGATTAGCAATTTTCTCAATGTAAGGACCCCATGAAGGTGATTCTAATTTTTTTGATTTGAGACTACTATCATCATCAGCACATAAAGAATCAACTGAGAAAAAATTATAACCTCGTTTAGATTCCCAGAAAAAGAACCCAGCACTTCCTCTCACGCTTTGAGATGTACTTGCTTCTGATGTCGTTGTGTCTTTTGTTTGGTCAAATTTTGCTTGTGGGGAGACACTTTTTACCGCCATCGCGTTAGCTAAATCAAAAACTCTTTTCCTATTTGGTAAAATTTTTGTATCAAATAAAGATGGTTCGCTAAAAAATTCTTTTTGTGTATTTAAACTTTCTTGTAGCAGGTTAGCGATAATTTTTTCAGGATTTCCCTCTAAAGGTTTTGTAACTCTAATAACTTCGTTGTTAAGACCTTCTGGTGATATAAGTCCAATTGTATACGCTTGTTTCTGATTTTGAGCAAATCTATTGCCTATTTTCCATATTGCTAAAGAATAAGTAAGAGATTCGTTTATATTAGTAGATACTTCAATTTCAACTATTTCTCCACCTTGTACAGGTAATCCTTGTAGTAATCCAGCACTATCAACTACCTCCATAGTTGCCGACAAAAATGGAGTTGTGATAGTTTCAACGTAGTTAAAAGAATTTATCAGTTGCGTTATCAGAATAGGTTTGCCACCATTATTTGGGTATATCTTTACTCCTGTTAACGCAAAGTCTGTATTAGATTTAAATTTTGTCATGATATGAGAACTGCAGATAAGGCATAGAGGTTTGTTCCGGTATCAGTAGACCCAATTCCAGCTGGAATATTTGCTGGAGCATTTCCTCCACTGGCACCATCACCAGATGTCACATAATTATTATTGATAACAGTTGTATTTCCCGTAGATGCCATTGCTAATTCTTGTGATCTAATACCAAGAGCATTAGGATCAGCAGTAGATGCAGAAGCAAGTGCGTTTGTATCAGTATTTGCTGGATTTAAGGAACTTACTTCGGTTGGTTTCGCAGCCTCTATTAATTGCTCTTTTAACCCGAGATTTTTACCTTTAGTATCAATGGGCGTGAGAAAACCCAACGCACCTTTTTTCAGGATTTTATATCCACCACCATCGTTCTTAATAGCACGAAACTGGTTGTCAGAACCAAAATCAATAAACGGTTGATCCCCCAGATTCAATGATTTTGCCCAGTCACCACCTGTTGTAGCGGCAGTTTCTTCTTTCGCTTTCAATGCTGCTGCTTGTCGTTTTGCAATTTCAGCAAGTTTTCTATCATATGCAGCAATTTGTTC